GGCGTGGCGAGTGGATGCGCCTCGTGCAGTGGTGCCGTGGCACAACTGGCACAGCGGCAGTACGAAACGACGAACGCCACCCTGGTCAACACTCCAGGTGGCGTTCGCGGTGCAGCCGTGAGGCGCACTGGTGGGGGTAAGGCAGGCCCCCGTGGCGCGGTCCCACCCGCGCCCACCGCCAGTTCCTGGGCAAGGAAACCCGTGCGTCATACGACGCCTGGCGGTGTTGCTTTGTTGCTTAGTTGACGGTCGAGAGAACGCCAATCCAGTACAGGCGGTGCCCCCAACCCGGCGTCAGCGAATTGTTGGTGTCGAACAATCGCGGCCCGATCACTTGCCACACCGTGCTGTCACCGGCACCGACACCGTCCGGGACCACCAGGCGGTCGCCGTGCTGAAGCAGGATCGCGGCATTGCGGGGCGCGCCAACCTTGCCGGAAACGTCAGCGGCCTCGCCACGGTCAACGCTGCCGCCTCCGCTGCCGGTCAGTCGCGGCTCAATCGGTTCAGCCTGAACACCGGTAAACACCACTTCGAGCATGCCCAGATACGTGTGAGGCGACTCCGGGCGGATGACGTTGCCGTTCGCGTCTATCGGGTCACCGTTGCGATCCAACTGGACTTCATCGGGGCGGTAGACGAGCGCCTGAACGGTCATCCTAAAGAGCCTTGATCCTGTACCTGGCTAGCAGCGTCAGCTCTGCTGCCGTCCAGCCGTTGAATCCGGCACGCCAGCTCACTGACTCCTCGCCTTCTGTCTGATCGACAGGCAACTGGCGCGGATGCGCCCACACCCTGGCGGAAGCACCGAGGATCACCTGCCACAGGTCAGCGTTGGGTACGCCGCCGTTGGTGAACCCCACGCCGCGTGTGTACGCCTGAACGAGCTGGCTCACATAGGCGATCACGCTTGCTCCTTGCGTGGGGTCCACCGTGGCATTAGCGCCCAGAAAAGCTGCGAGGTCCGATGGTTGCGGGCCTTGTGTGGGCGCGGTCACGGCTACGCTGCCGCTGTCAGCGCAAGGACTGCCTGCGGGTGGGCAAGGCCGATGTCCCATCGGGACTCGACCGCGATGCCGATGCTGGACGACTGGGCGAACAGCTCGGTGAGCACATCGACGCTCGGGGCCAGGTCACGAACGATCAGCACCTGCGACCAGTCCACCAGCAGCACAGTGCCTTCGGTGGTCTGGGTGGTCGCCACGACAGGCACGCCGAAGATCGAGCCGGGAACGCCAGCAGCGGGCGACGGCTGGAACAGTGGACGGCCCAGGCTGTCCTTCGCCTGCAAGATGCCGCCAGCGGCGTACAGGTCGTTCGGGTGAATGACGAACGACGACGTACCCAGGTCCAGGTGGTTGGCCGAGAACGTGCCGATGGCCGTCAACCAGGTGTCGGTGTCCTGCAATGAGCCAGCGGCAATGGTGCCACCAGTACCGGCAGCGGCGTAGGTCTGCGTCGAGATGCCCGATTGGTGCAGGAGGCCAATCACATTCGTCCCGGCGGTGCCGGAGCCGGTGAGGAACGCGGCATCGATGGCCAGGGCGATGTCGGTGGAGATACGGGCCGACAGGGTTTCCGAAACACCAACGGCGGCACTGCGAATTAACTGCTTGGACACCACGGTCAGGCTGCGAAGTGAATCCAGGGTGCTGGGGAGGAGATCCACCTCGTCCACCGACAAGTTCGTGATGTTGGTGGTCGCGCCTTCGGCGTACCAGCCGATGGTGGCTTGCCCGATTCGCGGGACACGCAGGGGCTGCGACGAGTCGAAGATCCGGGGGTTCTGCGACAGGACCACTGACTTCGCGGTCAGGGGTTGGAGGACCGTCTGAACAACGATCTCAGGGATAAACGCGAGCGAATTGCTCGATAGCTGGTCAGTCATGATTGACTTTCTCGGAGAGTGTGAATGCCCGGCCCGTCAGGGTTACCGGATGGAATGCGGATCAACCGCGAAGAGGGCGGTTCGGCATCAGCCTCGCCTACCTCAAGTATATCAACGCTTTTCAGCGGCTCATTGCTGCCCGCAGCCCGGTGATCAGGTCCGGCTTCGGGGGGACAGCCGCGCCCACTGGTCCCTGGTGGATGGTTGAGCCGGGAGCGGGTTTGCGAGAGGCATAGTGCGGCTTGGCTTTCAGCAACTCGGTGATGGCATCGGCGTGGGCCTCGGGGCTTTCCAAGTGGGCAGGATCGAACTGAAGATCGTGCCAATCCGCCAGCCGTCCATCCGCTTTCGTCAGCTCGGCGTGCAGCCGGGCTTGCAGCTCGTCGGCCTTCGCGGCCTTGAGTCGCCACGACTTCGCCTCTTCCCGAAGCCCTTTCACGTACTCGTAGTCGAACGTGCGGCGCTCGTCGTCTGGCCCTGAGTCGTCCTGTGCCGTTTCCGGTAGGGCATCGGCCAGGGGTGCATCCGTTGACGGTTCAGCGCCGCTCTCAGGGGCCAATTCGGGGGTGTTCTCGTCCATGGGGTTCCTTCCTAGAGATGCGGGTTCTGGCGATTCAGGTAGGCCGACATCGGGTCGCCCTTCTTCTCGGCCACAACGTCGTCGGTGGTGTCAACCCGGATAGCCTCGATTTCCTGATCGGTGTAGCCCAGCCGCCGGAGGGCAGTCGAACGCGGAAGCAGGCCAGCCTGATAGAGCTTCACTACCGCGTCAGCGGCCTGGGCTTCCGACGACTGATCTGCCGGTCGCCACACCGGCTTCGCGTCCACGGTGCGGGGATCGCGGCCCGTCTCCACCGCTATCGCTAACTGCATGGTTTGCTCCCATGCCTTGCCAAAGAGCTTCTGCTTCTGCTCCACTCGTGCGATGAGTGACGATTCACTCGCCCGCAACGCATCCGCGCTCGGGGGTTGGTTCGTCAGGACCCCGAGATACGACGGACTCAGCGCAGTCACCGCGAGGATCTGCTGAACGATGACGTTCACCGCGTCGGTGAACCCCTTGAGGTCAGCGGCGTCGAGCTGCCCGAACTTCGCGGCCTCATTCTCGCTGATCCAGGTGCGAGAAGCTTCCTGCGCCAGCGGATTAACGGTGTCGATAATCGGGTTGCCATCGGAGTCCAAGACCGGATCACCAGTGCAAGGGTCCAGGCGGGGACGCTCCACCAGCTCGATCCCCGATGCAAAACGACGGGGTCGGCCAGTGGCTTCCAGGCAGCACATCAGGTCGAACAGGGCCTTACTCAGGGCCGACGAGAGCGGGATCACGTCCGCTATCTCCGAGTACACACCGGAGCCAAGGAGTAGACGGCTTGGGTAGCTCACCTCGTCAATTCCCCTGTAGCCCCAACTGTTTAGCATGCGGCCCTGGTTGGTGAACTGCACGACCGGCACCTGGCCCAGCGGGTTTGGTTGCACGTCCACGAGGGTGAATCCGCCGATCTCCGCGCCCAGCGTCGAAGCCCAATGCTCGATCCTGTCGGGTAGGAGCAGGACGGCCTGTGTGGAACCGATGCCCAGCCCGGCAGACACATGCCAACGCTTCACCGCCGACGTGATCTCACGTGTACCGGGGTCGGCTAACACTGCGGCCTGGCGTGCGCTCTCAATCGAGATGCGTGCCGACTCGTCCTGTCCCGACCACACCCACGAGTACGACCGACCAAACAGCAGTGCCTCGGAGTGCGCGAGATCGCCTTGCACGTCAAGGTTGTTGGCGTACCAGATCTGTTCGGCCAGGTCCGCATCCGCGCCAGTCCAGCCGGTGACGTTCAACCGCTCACTGATGCTGGAAACCACCAGCCTCGGGATGTTCACATAGATGTCAGCCAGCCGTCCGTCCAACGCTTCCCGCGCCTCGGGCGAGAGGTACTCGATAGCGGCTACCCCGTCGAAGTGGACCTGTAGGTGCCGTAAGGCGAACTGCACTGCGTCGAGCGCCAGGAGGATGTCCACCAGGCGCTGCGGGTCGGTTTCCGGTTCCTGCCGGGAGAGGGAGGGGTTGGTCATCAGAACGCTATCGTCCTTCGCTTCTTGGTGGGTTTACTGGCCAGCCACGTACTGCGGCTGTGAGCGATCAGCAAGGCTGAACATCCGTCGATCTTGGCAGCGCCACGGCGTCGGCTGACTTTCCCAATTCGCAACGCGCCCTTGCCATCTTCATGCACTTGTGTCGACAGAACGTGCCTTGTCAGCGTAGGATCGCCTGTGTGGGTGAGCTTTCCGCCAACAAGCGCCGAGTGCAGGTCGGTGGTTGCGCGGGTCACGCGGGGCGGGGAGAAGGGGAACTCGGTGACGCGGTGCCCTTCACCGGCCAGCAACTGCAGTGTGCGCCCGAGCCGAAACGGGTCCGCAGCGATCTCTTTCACCCGCCAGCGTTTGCACGCCTCGCGGATGGCGTCCTCAACCTCAAGGATTGGTACACGCCACTCCGGCGTGCCGTCGTTCTCCCAGCAGCGGTAAAGATCCACATGCGGCTCTGGGCTGGCCGTGGCCAGCACAAGCGCCGTGCTGTCGGCGTTCGTGCCGCCCCAGGAACCATCCAGGGCCAGAACAACTTCCGCCCCATCGGGGATTGGCTCGGGACGGCACAGACCGTTCCAGGTGGCCTCATCGACCAGCGGGTTATCCACGGTCGAAACCGCCTGGCACAAGCGGGCACGACGGAAGGCACCCTCGCTGGTGCGCGGTGGCAGCGTGGCACGGACGGCATCCCTGTCCAGGAAGTCATCCAGGCTGGGCATCGCGAGTCCCCAGCAGTGAGGACAGTCGGGCGGGTGATGCTCGAACCCGGCAGCCGAATGCTCGACGTACGCGAACGACGGGTCGTTCGGGTTATCGATGGCGTGCTGGCGCATCTGGGCCAGCACGTTATCCTGCCTTGTGCCAGGCGTGCCTATGCCAACCGTCAGGGACTTGGGCCACTTACCGGCAGCGAGAAGGACAGCCTCCCAGACGGTTTGGTCCACGTACCCGACTTCGTCAATCAGGGCCAGGGATGGGGCCAGCCCTTGCAGGCTGGCCTCGCTGGCGGGCAACCACTGGATGCTGCTACCCCTGACGGGACAAGTGATCCTGTCGGTGAACGGCACGATCCGGTCGGCCAGGTGTTCATCGAGCTGGCACATTCGCTTAGCCGCGTTGCCCAGGATTCCGGCCTGGCGCTCATCGACCGCCACAACGACCACTTGTGCGCCCTCAGGGCCACACAGCAGCTCGTAGATCGCCCAGGCAGCAAGAAGGCTCGTCTTTCCAGAACCCCTCGGCAGACAGAGAACCAGTGTGTGAACCCCATCGCCATCCATTGCGGGAGCGACCAATTCGCGCTGCCAGTCCCGCAGGAGCAGCGGCTTGAGTGCCCCGTGGCCGCGAGGCACCTTGATAAACTTGCGGCAGAAGTCGGCGAACCTGGCGCTGCCCGTCAGCCTGCCCGGTCGCCACGGCAGCGGCGCGTCGGTGGCCGCGTTACGCGGGGCACGTACAGGCGGAGTGCTCATAAGGGGCGTTCGTTCGTTTCAGCGTTGAAATAGGTTCTGACCATGGCGAAAACCGGCCTGCGGGCCGGTTTTTTGGCTTGCGCGGCCCAAAGCTAGCGCCGCCCGCTTTGCCCGGTCGGGTCCCGACGGTCGGCATCGACCCCATGGCCCCACCCCTTCTGTTCAGGAGGGCCAGGAGGGCGCGGCAGGGCTTGTTCAGACGTTTGAACATGTTGGAACGCTTGCGGGGACTTCACTGCTCCGGTTTCGGCAGTGAGGGAAACACGCGGGGACTTCACTGCTCGGGTGAGCTGCGCTAAAGGCTTGTCGCCCTCCGCTTTCTACGACGGATTGCTTCGCGGACTGCTTCTCGCTCTTCGTCGGTGCAGTGGTTGTGCCTGCGTGAGTTACAGCTCCTGCACGCGACCCGACAGTTCAGTGGTTCGAGGCGAAGGGCCGGTTCTTCGCTGATGGGGACGATATGGTCGACCACCAGATTGATTGTGTTGCCGCACAGTTCGCAGAACGGTGATCGCTTGCGTAGGCGTTTGGAGAGTGCTTGCCATCGGTGGTCGTAGCCGCGCTGGGTGGCTGATGGCCGGTCGGTGGGGTGGGTGCGGGGGATGACACAACTGGCGCAGCGTGATCCGCTGGGGATTGGATCACCGCATCTAAGGCACGGCCTCGTGATCACTCGCGGTCTAGGTACAGCTCTTGGATGGTG